GCGAGTGGCCGAGCAGGTGAAGAAACTCAAGGATCTTGAAGACCCGAGGATGCGTGACAAGTTCATGCGAACCGTCCTGCCGGCGGTTGGTCGGTTGTGGCAGGCGTTTGAACTTCTCGGAGCGGAGCGGTTGGCACGATACGGTGCGGCCCAGGAACTGGCCGGGAAGATGACCGGTTACAACCTGCTCGCAGAACGGCAAGTTCCGGTACGCGAACGTGCGATGATTACGCGGAAGGATGTCGGCACACCCGATTTCATGCAGCGAGGTTTGGTTTCCTCGATTACCAACTCGTTGTTCATGTACTCGAAAGTTCGCTGGTCTGCACTGTTACGGGATTGGCAACTACTCAAGGGCGACATGCCAAAGACCCGTGCGGCGTGGGTCACTCACCAGATCATCTGGACATTGATGCCGACGACAGTGACGAAACTTGCCGGGTACGGGATGCTGGCAAGCCTGATACCTGGCGGCGACGAGCCGGAGGAATGGTACACGATGTTCTCCAAGTATTTCTTGGACAACTACGACGTTATCCCGTTGGGTTACACCGAGGTAGCCGGGAAACAACACGCGGTGGGACTTACGATCCCGCGTGACGAGATGCGGAGTTTCGTGGCGCAGATGTGGGGCAACGCCATGGACGCGACCCTGGAGTCGATGACTGACGTGGAGACCCAGGCCGGCACCGCACCCAAGGCATTCCAGGAATTGGCCGATGCTCTTAGCACTAACGTGCTGCCGAATATCAACCCGTACCTGGACATTGCGGGAACGTGGATGGCTTATTCGCAGGGCATGAATCCCCGCGATCGTTTCTACAAGGGTGACGTGATTCCCCGCAGCAACTGGGAGGCGGGTGGCTGGGAGTCGAACCGGAAGATGCTGGCCTGGACGTTCAAGAAGACCGGTGTACTCAACACTGCACTCCACCCGATAGCCGGGCCGATACTCGGAGACGCATTCGACGACGCCCAGGAGTCATGGAAAACGACAACCCTGCGATCGACTCCGATGCTGCAGAGATTCCTGCGAGTCAGCCAGCGTGGTGTGCAGGATCGACGTTGGGCCGCGATGCAGGAGGAACGGGGCGACAACGCGAGGTTCCGGCTGCAGCTACCAACGACGGTGCGAAAGGCCAACGGTGAACAGTACCTTCTCAGTCACACCCAGCACCTGCTCGATGACGAGGAAAAACAGAAGCTGCTCGTCCTGAACAAGTGGCGATCGATGACCTATATGCCGGCACGCGAGAAGATGCTGGAGGCAAGTTCCGCTGGTGACGAACAGACGTTCAACCAGTTGCGCGATCAACTCTCGCAGGTCACGCAGGAAATCATGGCGGCCCCAATCTCCGAGACGCCGCCGCTGTATCTCGGAGCGGTGGCCTGGTCGTTGACAGATCCGTCGTTCGAGAAACCAGGCGAGTCGAGTGAACTGGAACTTCTCAAGGTCAACCGCATCGACCTGTCCGCTGTCGAGTCGTTGATCAAGTCCGAAGCGTTACGACGCAACAACCAGGAGATTCAGCGTCGGTCGAAACGGATCGGGCGGGAGATTCGCACGCGGCAGTTCCCCAAGTACACCCGTGCATTGTCCCAGCGGATTGCCCGGGCACGGGACATCTTCAGCGGGCGTGAACCACGTCGTCGCCGGATTGGCCGGGCTGGGATGCGTCGTTGATTTCTCGCAAGACCCTGAAACCGTAGGCAGACGACACTGCCGTTTCGTGCGTCTCGGCCCTGCTGGCTGAACGGGCAGACCAGACGGTTGATCGAAAAGTCCCGCCCTTGCGGACCCTGGTCGGACTGGAATCGTTGAAGTAGTCTTGGACCCACTCGCCAGCATTGCCGATCATGTCGTACAGGCCAAAGCCGTTTGGCGGATACTGCCCGACGCGATGCGGTTTCCCCTTGGCCGTTTCGGAAACCCAACCCTTAGTCATGGCATCACCGGGATGTTGACCGGAGTGCCACCGAGTGGAGGTGCCAGCGCGGCAGGCGTGTTCCCATTCCACTTCGGTTGGCAGACGATAGGTGCCACCGTCTTGGCTTGAAAGCCACTTGCAGAACGCGACACCATCACGCCAACTGACGTTGACTGCGGGCAGCCGGTCATCGCTCTTGACGCTACCAAGCCGGTCGAACGAATGTGTCGGGCTACGGACCCATTCGCCGTTGACTTTCCCCATCGCAACACTTGCCCTTCTAGTGGACGTTTCGGACTGTGGCCGGTGATTCGAGTTTGACAGGAACTTCCGATATTCTCTTGCCGTCGTCTCGAATTGCGACAGGTAAAAAGACGTGACGCTAACGCTCTTGGTCGGCAATTCAGAATCGATCCGCATCAAACTTGTGTTTCTGTTCGAGCAATTATTCCTTGCCGCTTCTTTTTCATGGTCGCTGCTCCCGATGATTGCGTCACCACCGGGGATGAGAATCAGCCGCATCCCCAGCGTCGGACTGACAAAGTATCGCGGCGCACGTTTGAATGGCCGTAAACCTGGCGTGGCTCTCAGGCTATCGACCATCGGGACAAAGAAGAGGACCAGGAGGAGACACGCCGTCACGCCCAGGAATAGTCGCACGTCACGCCGCCGGATGAACAGCAACATCGCGCCGTTTTCGGGGGTTGTTATCGCCTTGGATTCCTCGATCATTTCCATGACCGGCGTCTCGAAGATTTCGCACGGCGGTTCATCGTCGTGGATTCGATCGATCATCTCCGCGTAAGCGATGGCAAGTTCTTCTCGATGAAACTTGCGACGGGTTTCCCGGTCACCGTTTCGCTCGACATACCACACTGTCGCTTGCATTGGAAAGTTCATTGTGACCCGCCTCGGAGACATGTACAACATCACCGTAACGGGCACAGTTTGCTTTGCCACGTTTGCAATTGCAAGTCAGTCACGTCATTCAAACAGCGGCGGCGTTTTGACGTGAAGCAGTTCCCACGGGATCGTTTCGACTTGCCTGGCGATCTGATGTTCGGTCCAGCCTTCGCGAATCTCGGCGCAGATTTTCCTGATTTCTTCCGGCGTCGGCTCGTAACGCACCCGGTCAGTACGCTTTTCGTTCCGCATGACCTTGCTCCACTAAAAGGTCGCACAGTTTTACCCCGTCGGAAGTCTCCAGGGAGGCCAGGAAACGTCCATATTTCCCTTGCTTGGTCCCCTTGAAGGTCTTCACGACGCATTCATCGTCTTCGCAATATCGTTCGATCATGGCCACCAGGGCGGCCTTAGAAGCTAGTCCCTCCGGTCGTTCGGCACCCCTGATTTCCGGTGCGTCAATTCCCACGCCGTCGCTCATGCAGAGGCGCAGGGTTTCAACCACTTCAACGTGAAAACCTAACCGGGTACGACAAATTATCGTGTCCGCGTCAATGACTCTCAGGATGGTGGCTTTGAACTTCCAGTCCATTCCAAGACTCCTCTCTGAATCAGGCACGGCAGTTCGATGACATCGCCTGGTGACATCGTGGCCGGGTCAGCATCGATGTCGATGCCCGCTTCCTGCAGGCAGGTCACCACGAATTCAGAACAGAAGAACCGCTCTTTGTTCGTGTCGCGTTTGATCTTCAGACGGTCGCAGATCCAGCGGGTGAGCAACCCGAAGCTGCGGACGAACTGCCAGGGGCTGGCATACCTCTGCCCCCAGTGCGAGAGGGCAGCGTTGCAGATGGCAAACCGGTTGAGGCTGACCGGGAGTGTCGTTTGATACCACACCAGGGTGCGGCCCTGCTTGAGAAGCGTCGACACCGGAAAGACTCTTACGCCAACTCCTTCGAGTGCCTCGACGACGCAGAGCCGCTCATAGAACCGCACCAGGATGCCGACGTGAGAGATGCGGCTGCGTGTGCGGAAGCTGATCAACTGGCTGAAAAATGACTTCGGATCGTACCGAAAAGCCAGTACGTCACCATTGCGCAATCCGTCGCGAACGAGTGAGTATTCCATTACTCCACCTTTTTGACGCCGGTTACCGACAAGTCTCCGTCTACCGTTTCGATCGTGATATCAAATTCGGTGGCCGTGGCAGCAGGAACGGTCTCGACGGCGTGCCCTGTCGGGAGGGGAGCCGCGGGCGACGGCAAAACCGACAGGGCACTGAGTGCCCCCGCACCGCCGAGACCGATCATTGTTGCCGTGACCAGGGCAGTTTTCAGGAAGCTGGGTCCACCCGACTGAATCAACGTCTGTTCGGGCGGATAGGTTCCCACGTCGTAGCTTTCGTCCAGGCCGGCATCGCGAGCCAGTGCCTTACGGCGGATCTGCAGTCGGGCTGCCACGTCATGCATCCACATGTTCAAGAAGCGATTCCGCCCCTTCAGATGGGCCGACATTCCCTGCTCGATTACCGGTGATGGCATCCAGAAATTCCTCGTCGAGTTGACGCAATCTTTCCCCGTCCTGTCGTGCCGAGTTAGCCAGTTGCAGGGCAATGACCAGCATTTCCCGTTCACGACCGGCGTCATCAAGCGACAACAATCGATCCGCTTCGGCTTGCACGTCCATCACTACGCCGATGGTCCGTCCTTAGACTGGATCAGTACCCGGCTGGCGAATGCTTCAGCGGTATCCACGGAAGCATACGTTTGCCCGAAGGCGCGATCCAGCATCTGCAGGAACGAGTTGTTCGCAGCGGATTGCTGCGCCAAACGCTCACCGCTTGCCGCTTCCAGCAGTGCCTGAATATCTACCTGACTCGCCATCTCATTGCTCCTTCGGGATAACCCGGACACGAATGGTCGCTTTGAAGTTCTCGCGCCATTCCTCGAGTGATATCAGCCGATCCTTCAGCCCATCGTTGTTGGCGACCGGCCCCGGTTCCCCGCGTGGACCGGGGGGACCAGGAACCGGCGACCGTTTACTAATCGATTCAACGAGTGCCTCCAGTTCGGCCACCCGCTTTTGCAGCAGCTTGATTTCGCGTGTGCGATCAACGTCGCCCCAGCCGTCGACAAGAGACACCGGCTTGGCAGCAACCGGCTTGGACAGAACAAACCGCGGCAGGGCATCGGACAGGAATCCAATCAATTCGTCGTGTCGGCAACCGTAGACCCACTCATCATCCACGCCGTGCGTCATCACGCTGACGAGATGGTCACCGATGAAGATTCCGCCACCACTGTTGCCGTTTCGGAACCGCCCGACGTTGACACCGAAAACCCAACGGTCGCCGGTCAGGTTGCTGAACCGCTCGCGGTTGGAATACCGTAATCCCAGGCGTGTCGGTCCCTTGCCATCGGGCCAGCCGCAACCGGTGATTGGCCCCGCCGGCAGCCGTTGTGGCACCGGGACATGATGCAGTGGTTTGCCTTCAAGTTTGAACAGGCTCAGGTCACGGGTCTTGTCGACGTGGACCCAGCGAGCCTTACCCTCGGTCTTGTTGTCGTGGCCGGTCCACTCGACTCGCTTGCCCTGCTTGGCACAGTGGGCCGCTGAGATGCCGTAACCGTCCGCGGTGATGATCGTCCCAGAACAACCACCGATCGTCACGCTGGCACGCACCCATCCCGGTTCAGCGGCTGCGAGTGGACTGGTGAGGATCAGTCCGAGAGCCACAAATCGATAAGTTTGAAAACGACCGGCATCAAGACGCCCAGGGCCGCTGCGATGGTTCGCAATTCGGTGCGAAGTTTCGCGATCTGCGTGACCAGCGAATCCTTGCCGTTTCCGCGATAGATCGTTTCGTCCAGCGAAGTCAGTCGCTGGGAGTGGGAGTCGAGCGTGCGCCATAGTTGACCGTCGAATCCGTCCTGGCCCAGTTCGGTTTTTATTCGCTCTTCAAGTTTCGTGAGGCGAATCGCAACGTCTTCCATGACTTCCTTTGGATAAATTCCAATGATTGCGCTGTCATTACGGTATTTTGAGCATCGCC